TTATTTTGTCCTGAAAGTGAAAAGAAAGGAGAAGTTCTAAAAAAGATTACTAATTATCAAAATGTATTATGGAGTAGTTTATTGAATATGAAACATAGATTATTCAAAAATAAACATTATACTTTTCATAATGAAATAACTACAGATGGTATTAGTTGTTCTTTATTGTTTATTCGTAAAGATTGTAAAGGAGAAGAAAATAAAAACAAACAAGTAAATAGTGAAGATTATGAATATATTAGTATTGAGGAATTGGATAATCAACAATTAGACAATTTAAAATCAAGAAATATAGTAGGGTTAGACCCTGGTAAGCGTTCTTTGGTTTATATGATGGATGGAGAAGGCAATAAATTACAATATACAGCACCTCAAAGAAAAAAGGAAAGTATGGCAAAGCGAAATCAACAAATTTTTCAACGAGAGAAGAAAAATAACAAGATAAATGAGTATGAAAATGTATTGTCTTTACAAAATAGCAAATCAGTCAATTACAATAGTTTCAAATCTTATTTAGTTGAAAAAGATAGGTTAAATAAACAAACTATAGAATTTTACAAAAAGGAAGTATGGAGAAAAATGAAATTTAGGCAATACTCGTATGGTAATAAATCCATAGATACATTTTTAAATAACATAGAAAAGACATTTGGAGAAAATATTTTAATTTGTTATGGAAATTGGAGTAGAACTTCTCAAATGAAACATTTTATGCCTACAATGAATAAAGGGTTAAGGAAATTGATACATAAAAAATATGATACGATTACAATCAATGAATGTAATACAAGTAAGAAATGCTGTGATTGTTTTCAAGATTTGAAACATTACAGAAACAAGGAAAACAAGGAGGAATTTCGTCTTTTAGTGTGTTCTAACTGCGTGAGTTGCGAAAACAAAAAAATCGTATTTAGAACACGAGATGCTAATTCAGCAATAAACATAATGAACTTGGGAAAATGTTGGATTTACAAACAACAAAGACCAAGTGAATTTTGTATTTCGTCTTTCACCATTTCAAATAAAAAAGAAGAAATGGAAAAAGTAAGACCATCAGTTGATTTTACGGAAGGTAATGCTTCCAGCCACCGAAATTTAGAATGAGTTTGTCTCATTTTTCTTTACGGTTGGTGTAATTTTCGAATGATTATAATTACATTTTTATATCTTTACAATTTGAAAAAATTAATCCAAGACAATTCCCTATTATTTTCATAAAAAATGGATTTTTTTCTTTTCGATAGAAATGAATCATTCCGTTCACTCCCTTCAATAGTGAGGTGGATGATATTTCATTTTCTTGGGCAATGTGCGATAAAACATAAAACCAAACCATTTTTCTAAGATTAATGGTTTCCCTTCTCTTTGGATGAGACCATAAATATTCTCTTTTTTCCATTTCTAAATAGGGTGGTTCATATTGTGGGAAAATTGGTAGAGTAGGATTCTCGCATTTTGGTAGTATTTTTTGATAATAATCAATTAATAGATTTATTGCCAATTCTTTATTCGGGTAAATTATTAACTGGTTGCTAAAAATACCTCTTGAAGCAAGAAAATCCATAGGGAAAGGATTCTTACTATAATAAAACAATAGTTTTATGGAAAAACACCACTTGATCCATTTTTTAGGATTTTTTGATGGCATTTCAAGCGGCATTGATAACTTGAAATAAAAATCACTTGTTGGATTAATTAATTCAATTAAATCTGGATAAGTATAGATTGGTCTAGTATTATTCTTAGCAATTTCCAATAACTCTTGATAAATTGGCAAAAAATTTGAACAAGTCATTGAGTTAGCCATCCAGTTTGGTAAATAAATACATTTATTGTTAATAATTTTTTCGATTACTCCAATTGTGAACCAAATATTTGTTGAATTGGATTGTTCTAATTCACAAGCTTCATGAATACCCAGCAATGTTAGAAACATTGGTATATTTTTTTCATTCCAATCTGAAAAATTTTCATTCATGATATTTAATATTATCGCCTCAGATTGCATGAATTTTTTAGGCATTAGATAAATTATAAAAAAATATTCAGTTTTTTTTATACTTAAAATTTTCAATTCTTTTTCAACTTTTGAGAAACCCAATTCTTCCAAGCAAGAGCATTTTCTCTCAATGATCCACCTTTTGCCTGGTATGCTCCAACTAAACTTCCAACTGCTCCTGCAACTCCAATTGTAACCCAATTATCGGCACAAGAAGCTCCAATAGCACTTGAGCTCAAGTGTGTAATTGTCACTGCGGCTGTTGCTGTCGCTCCAGTCTTAAGATATGTTTTCCAATTAGTTTTTTCACTACTCATTATATTTATAAAATAATTTAATTTTGTTTTTTTTACTCATAAGTAAAAATTTCACAAAAATTTTATGCTTAATATTATGTCAGATATTGAAGATGAATCTACGTATGAGTCTCTACCCAAAGATGATGAAGAATCAACAGAGGAAAGTGAAAGTGAAGAATCATATGAAAGTGAATCAACATATGAGTCAAATATTGAAGACGAAGAAGACGATGATGAAAATAAATTGGAAGAATTATCTGAAGATGATGAAGATGAGCCAGCTGATTTTAATTATAAAGTTGAGGAAGTTGACTAATCATAATTCACTTCTTCTTCATCAATAGAAGTTGGTTCTATTTTTGGTGGAGCCTCTATAGAATCTTGTTTTTCATAAGAACGAATAATTTTTGGAATTATTCTTTCACAAGAGTATTCCAATCCACAAAGATCTCGCAAAATTTTAATAGTCTCCTTGCTAATAACCTGATCATTCAGGTTTATGTCAAATTCACTTGGATTATCCATCCTTGTTATTGTTATAAATATCTTTATTTATTACTATCAATTTTTTAATTCCAATCAGGCTTAAAATCAGGAAATAATCCTTTGAAGACATAAGCATTTACAATTGGTTGTGCATTTCTTGAAATGACAATTAGTTCATCGCCTGGATAACATTTAGAAGTCGATTGATTTGCAGGTATTTCATCCTTAAATATTTGAACAATATTTGCTGGTAGTGTAAAAGTGTAGCTATAGCTTAATCCAATTTCCCTTTGTTGATTTGCCTTTGCTACTGCTTGATATAGTGCCTCAACTGTTGGAAGAAGTAAGATATTTGTGTAAAATTCTTTATCAACATTATCCCAGTTATTTTTTACCTCGGGTGGGACCTGTGCTAAAGTTTTGTACTGTTGGGCAATCAAATAAATATTAAATACTTGCTCATATGTGTAAGTTTTCAAAACTATTTTAGGATCAAGTAATGAGTAATACTTGAAAAGATAGATTGGAACCTTATATGAAAATTTATTTTTTAGAGTCGGTGCTTGATTCACACCAGTTTGAATATAATTATAGTAATTAGATCGTAATAGCAACAAACTCATAAAATAATTTAGAAAAATAGTATCTGGTTGGCAAGTGTATGGTTTATAAGGAAATGGGTCACCTATTTTTGGTGGGCATTGACAAGGAAATGACATACTAATTTATATAATTTTTTAATTTTAGGATCAGGACCTGAAATTATATTTATAATGCTACAAAAAAATTATCAACAATGTCATCATTTCTCCACATATTTACTCGTGGAAATATACTTGGACTGGTGTTATCTGGAATGTCTTTCTTGACTGCAAAAGGGAATACCTTCTTGTACACACATTTTTCACTCAAACGTTCATCTTCTGGTGAATAATAATAGGTTCTTTCTAAACAATCCTCTATATTAACATCCCTTTTAAAATTATTGGTGCATTGCATATAGGATCCATTATCTTTTGGACAAGGGAAAGCCTTTGTAGCCCAGCATTTTGCTGATGAGAGTGGATCATTATAACAGGATTCTTCGATTTTTTTTAAACAAGGACGATCATATATTTGGAATTTTTCATTTTCTTTTTTTCTTCTTGGATACATTACTACTGGAGAGGATTGTCTTTGGGGATGCATCACAAACCAAGATAGAATTAATATGATAATAATGAGTGCAATCAAATATAAATTATTCATTACTTAATAAATTGATAGAAAAAAAATTGAAGTATATTTTAGTTATATTTTCAACACATTAAAATGGATACTCTATGCATTAATAATGTCACAATTTACCCTGGTATAAAACCTCCTAAAGGGATAGTTCATAGTGAATTTAAAATGGAGAATCTAACAATGTGGATAACCAAGTGTAAAAATTTATATTTTAACAGTGAAAATCCACATCCAATCTCAAAATATGGTTTATCGAAACCAACTTATTTATTAAGCCATTTATTTTTTATTGTACGAGATATAATTTTTCAACAATTAGAGAAAGAAGCAGATATTAATTGGGCTAACAATTTTCTCTTTGGATGCTTGGAATTCCTAAGGGTGAACTCAAGTAATGCATATTGTGAATCTCTTGAGGATCCTATGATTACAAGAATTTTTTTAGAAAATTACATTGCGATACCAATGAATCCATTAACTATATCATATTTTAATTTCAAATCAAAATCTATAAAATTTCAACATCACACACTAAAAAATAATGTTGTAAAATCCTTTGATAAGTTCAACAAAGATTTCCAAAAAATGTCAAATGATATATTGGAAAGAATTAGTGAAAATGTTACAAAAGAAAAGATTGTTGTTGAGGAAAAAATTGTTGTTAAAGAAAAAATAATTATTCAAGAAGTCGAGAAAAAGATTACAAAAGAGAATAAGGAAATTCAAACAATGAGCCCCAATTCTTGGAAAGCTAAGCCAATTATCAAAAGTGATATTTCTACCCAAACTTTATTAAACGGAAATTCTATTGAAATACAAGTTGATATTCCAATTCAAAAGGAAGAGACAAAAATAGTAGAAACAAAATCCAAGAAAAAGAAGAAAGAAGAAATTATTGAATTGACTGAGAGTGAATATGCGAGAATTATGAAGGAAATGAAAGATCAAGTGTCCAAAGCTAAAGAACAAGGATACTTAGAGTATAGTAAAAATTTTATGAAATTTGTTACTAGTGCAAAACTACCAGTTGCTCATTTATATAATATATTGAAGTCATCCGAAGCTGATAAAGCAATGGATGCAATTTTGGTATTCGTTATTGATCTTGTTTCCAGAAATTTTCGTTTAAGTATCATTGATGAAGGATATGGAATGAAAATTAAAATTCCCCCATTTGTTAGATTTTGGAAGGAAGTTATAGTTCCAAGAATTGATGACTGGGCTCATCCTGTTTTTAAGATACTCAATCAAGAATGGAAATTGATGGAAAATACTCTTAAAGAAAGTAAGGTTCAAATTGAAGATAACAAGATAAATATCCTCTTTGGACACTATGCTACCATCATCTTGACTGATTGCTGGGATCTCCAATGTTTTATTCCATCTTTTTTTAATTTAATTTTAAGAAGATGTAGAAATATTCCATTTCTCATAGGTATTGTTACAGCAATAGAAGATAAACCAACTATTCCAATTGAACAATATAAATACAATTTGGCAAACGATTTTCAACTTTTATATCTTTTACCGAGTGATCGTGATATTATTGAATCTAATAGAGAAATTCTCAAATTGGATGATCCAGGTACTCTTTCATTATTGAATTTGGGAGATAAAAAAAAGGTCTAAAAAAAATATAATTTTTATAAATATGCAAGGAAGTTTAGAAAACATGAATTCTGAGATTTACGTTATAAAGCGAGATGGACGAAGAGAAGAAGTACATTTTGACAAGGTTCAAGATAGAATAAAACTAAAAAGTAATGGATTGATCGTGAATCCAAATTTGGTGGCACAACGTGTTTGTTCACGAATTTATGATGGTGTTTCTACAGCAGAATTAGATGAATTAGCTGGTCAAATTTGTACAAGTCTCATGACTGAGAATCCTGATTATGGAATTTTGGCAACTAGAATTGTTATTAGTAACAATCACAAAACAACGTCACCAAAATTTTCGCAGGCAATGCTCCAATTGGAATCTTTTTTGAGTAAAACATTATTGGAAATTGTAAAAGAAAAAGGTGATATAATTGATGCGCAAATCGATGATGATCGAGATTATTTAATCGATTATTTTGGATTCAAAACACTTCAAAAAGGTTATTTATTAAAGATTGGAGACAAAATTATTGAAAGACCCCAATATCTTTTTATGAGAGTTAGTCTAGGATTACATGATTGGGATTTGGAGAATGCATTCAAGAGTTACAATATGTTAAGCAAAAAATATTTTTGTCACGCAACTCCAACATTATTTCACAGTGGCACTCCACACCCTCAACTTTTGAGTTGCTTTTTGATGGGAACAGAAGATAGTGTTGATGGTATTTATAAAAATATATCAGATTGTGCAAAAATAAGTAAGTGGGCAGGAGGAATTGGAGTACATATTAGTAATATAAGAGGGAGAAATGCTTATATTAAGAGTTCCAATGGTAAAGGGAATGGAATTGTACCAATGTTAAGAGTTTATAATGAAACTGCCAAATATATTAATCAATCAGGTAAGAGAAATGGATCAATTGCTGTGTATTTGGAGCCTTATCATCCAGATATAATGGAT